ATGATTTACGTTTATGAACCGTTACTGCAAAGCAATTTTTCTGTAGGTCTAATTCTGGGGGCGCTCTTTTTTGGCCTGGGGTATCTGGCGGGATGCGGTTTGCTTGACAGCTTCACCGAAAAAATGGCGCGAAATTTTCATTTCGAATATGGAACAGCGCGCGCCTGGGGATCTTTTGGCTATGCTATTGGCGCGTTCTTTGCCGGCATATTTTTTAGTATCAGTCCCCATATCAACTTCTGGTTGGTCTCGCTATTTGGCGCTGTATTTATGATGATCAACATGTGTTTTAAAGATAAGGATCACCAGTGCGTAGCGGCGGATGCGGGAGGGGTAAAAAAAGAGGATTTTATCGCAGTTTTCAAGGATCGAAACTTCTGGGTTTTCGTCATATTTATTGTGGGGACGTGGTCTTTCTATAACATTTTTGATCAACAACTTTTTCCTGTCTTTTATGCAGGTTTATTCGAATCACACGATGTAGGAACGCGCCTGTATGGTTATCTCAACTCATTCCAGGTGGTACTCGAAGCGCTATGCATGGCGATTATTCCTTTCTTTGTGAATCGGGTAGGGCCAAAAAATGCATTACTTATCGGTGTTGTGATTATGGCGTTGCGTATCCTTTCCTGCGCGCTGTTCGTTAACCCCTGGATTATTTCATTAGTGAAGCTGTTACATGCTATTGAGGTTCCACTTTGTGTCATATCCGTCTTCAAATACAGCGTGGCAAATTTTGATAAGCGCCTGTCGTCGACGATCTTTCTGATTGGTTTTCAAATTGCCAGTTCGCTTGGGATTGTGCTGCTTTCAACGCCGACTGGGATACTCTTTGACCACGCAGGCTACCAGACAGTTTTCTTCGCAATTTCGGGTATTGTCTGCCTGATGTTGCTATTTGGCATTTTCTTCTTGAGTAAAAAACGCGAGCAAATAGTTATGGAAACGCCTGTACCTTCAGCAATATAGACGTAAACTTTTCCGGTTGTTGTCGATATCTCCCTATCCCTCAACCGGAAAATAATAATACTAAAGTGCTTAGCCCTGCTAATAATCACCTAATCCAAACGCCTCATTCATGTTCTGGTACAGTCGCTCAAATGTACTTCAGATGCGCGGTTCGCTGATTTCCAGGACATTGTCGTCATTCAGCGACCTGTCCCGTGTATCACGGTCCTGCGAATTCATCAAGGAATGCATTGCGGAGTGAAGTATCGAGTCACGCCATATTTCGCTATCAGGATTCTGTGTGATGGTTACATCGCCCGGCCCAGGGCTGTTTAGTCATCAGCGCTTTCTGACAGTGCTGAGATTTCAACCTGTTGCAGTAAAAATGAGTAGATATAAGGCAAGTGTGCTGCCAAACCTATCTTTTACGGGGTGAAGGTAGATTTCGTTTGAAGGGTATCTGGTGTCCCCTGCAGACATCTACTTGAAGCGGCAGGGGATTGATTGGAATGGTGTTTTTTAGATGTGAGAAATATTTTACCCGCTATTTTACCCATTGGCGCGGCTTAAGAGCTTATTTTTGAATTCACAATGGTCACGATATAACCATCTTGCTCGTCCGTGGATAACTTTGGCTTTTGGCAGGTCGCCGGACTTAATCCGGTCGTAGATGAAGGTTTTACCGAAGCCAGTATCGGCCATGATGAATTTCAAATCAACCAGTGAATCAGGCTGTAGTTCGTGTTGCATGAGTGCTATCTCCGAATAGGGAATCGAACCTGCAAATCAGGCAATAAAAAACCGCCATCAGGCGGCTTGGTGTTCTTTCAGTTCTTCAATTCGAATATTGGTTACATTGTTTTAATATATGAATAAATAAATTAGCTTTTTTCGTTGCCTTCGCGTTCTTTATTAATTTTAACAAACTCGTTTTTACCACGCTCTCCAAATGCGTCTTTAGAGTCGTTGTATCCGCAATCGCAGCACACATAATCACCAGACCATCCGCGCATTGTTTTTTCTTTTGCAATATTTCCAGAACCGCATTTTGGACAAGACATATCACTACCTCCAAAGCATGAGTGAGATGACAACGTAACATTGATTGGAGATTAACAATAGATTGCTGATGTAAAAGATATGTATAAGCTTCGCTTTCAAAGTGGAGGCTCTGGTAGCGGCATCCAGTGTGACGGCTCACATACCCCCTCAACACCATTCATGTAAAAGAATTGAAATAACCCTTTACCTTTGTGAAACCCTACCATCTGCTCTTTTGTGTCTGAGCAATAAACCAAAACATCTTCTTCGCTTGGCATTCGCTCACTACAGCTTATCCAACCATCCGGAGTTACCGGAGAGTTGCCCGATGGCTCGTTCAACTTGCAAGTTTGGCTTACAGGTTCGGCTTCCAGTTCTGCTATGCGCTTTTTTGCTGCTTCCAGCTCGCCAAGCAGCGCCAAGACGGTAGCCGGATTGGCTGCGGCGATGAATTCAGCATTGGCCTGCTGTTCCATTTGGAAATCTTCATCGAAACCGCTTTCTGGATGCGCTCCTTCAATTCTGCAAATGGGAATATATCCAGCAACTTCACGATGAATTAGCGCATCATCACCATCAAATCGGCTCTCCCCATATTCGAGCGACCACTCACCACACGTTGCTTTTTCTGCCGCCTCACGCAGTGCCTGATAGTCAATCTTGCTCACTGGTTGCCTCCCTTGCGAAGCTCTGCGACGAACTCGTTAAGTGATATGTAGCAATCTCCAAATGTTAACGAACCGCTCGACTGCATATGCTCCATAGCCATCTCCACGCCCTGCGCCCGTACTTCAGCCAGGAATGCGTCGGTGGCTGGGGTTTTGATTTCGTTAAGCGCATCACTGAATCCACCACGCTCCATACCTAGCTCTGCTTCGTAATCGGCATCGAATGCAGCGTCTTTGCAGAACTTCTTCATCCCCGCACTCTCCGCTGCCAGCGCCACGCACTTGGCCTCAAGGTTATCAATCGTGATTCCAGCAGAACGACACTCCCGCAACGCCGTTTCCAGTTTTGATTCAAGATCACCGAACTTACGCACCAGATATTCAGCGTTTGTTTCGTTAACCTTTAAATCTCGTGGGATGCATTTACCTTTCAGAAAACCATCCATCTCAATTAGTGACATTTGTTTCATTTCTTCCCACTCCGCAACATCGCATTCAGATATTTGTTTTGATTCACTGATGGAAAAGAATTTCTCTTAAGTAATTCCTCTCTCGATGGCATTGGCTTTACGCGTTGGCGAATAATCATTTCTGCCGGAAGAATGCCGGGATTGTATGCAAGTCCTCTCATAGTAAATTCCTCAGTCATTACTGATAGCGCCATAGCGTGAGCGGTAATTACGCAGGCGAGGGTCGATATATTCAGGGAAGTGGGTATATGTGGCTTTGCGGAATGGTCGGATTGATGTCTGGTAAATTCGCTCGCGTTCTTCTTTCTCTGCAAGCCATATACAATGGCGAAATTCCTTTTCCTCTTTCGTTTCCTGCGGTAGCGACATTATCCGGTTGTAGTTTTTCCTGAATTTATCCAGCACCTCCGATACGGAATTGCCGGAACAGCGGCGCGCGTCATCCGCACCATACAGAGGCGCTGGCATGATTTTCTCCTGATTAAATTGCGTGAATAGCGTGACGAGGGAAGGGGAGAGTTACTGGTGCAAAGGGTATATCGTCGTCAAAATCCATAGGTGGTTCGCTGTGATTCCCCTGCTGCTGAGGTTGCTGTCTTTGTTGCTGACCGTTATTTCGCTGAGGTGAAGACTGTTCATTGCCTCCTTGCTTGCCACCAAGCATTTGCATGGTTCCACCAACGCCTACGATAACTTCGGTAGTGAACCGATCCTGTCCACTTTGATCCTGCCATTTTCTTGTCCGCAATTTGCCTTCAAGATAAACCTCTGAGCCTTTCCGCAGATACTCGCTGGCAATTTCTGCCAGTTTCCCGCTCATTACCACACGGTGCCACTCCGTCTGCTCCTTTTGCTCTCCAGTTTGCTTATCACGCCATTGTTCTGACGTAGCAACTGTAAGGTTTGCAAATGCCGTTCCTGATGGTGAATATCTGATTTCTGGATCATGCCCAAGGCGACCAATAATGATCACCTTATTTACGCCTCTGCTTGCCATTTATGCCGCCTGTTTTAGCTCGTTAACTCTGATGTTCATTACCTGAACGCATTTAGCCTGCGCATCCTCATTGCCAGCCATTAATTGCCAGTCACGCTGATAACGCTCGATGAGTTTTTTCTTGTCAGTTTCTGTTGACGCATAATCGCTGAAGTCTTTCAGGATTTTCTCGCAGTCAACCGATGGAGATTTCTGGTTGGTACTTTCTGGTGATGGTTTGTTATCTGATGCTGGGATTGCCCATCCCGGCAGCGATGGAGGGAGCCAGTAAAATCCTGTTCCATCCTTGAGTTTTGCCCTGTGCCACCCCTGCTTTTTATCGAGAGATGTTTGTGCGAAACCTTCCTCAAGGTTATACAGATACCGACCGATTCCCCACTGAACGGCAGCGCGCTTCATTGCACCGGAACGACCACCTTTGACGGCTTCTACCTGCGTGTTTTCAGCAGCATCCCATTTGGTTACCCATTCGGAATCAATCTTTATTGATATGCCGCATTCAACGCCGCCGTTGTTGGGAATATCGCGGTATTCATTGCGCCATCCTGCTTTGCCGCAAACATCGTCCAGGCGTTTCATGATTGCCCGGTTCGTGACATAAGCCAGCACCATAGCCCACACTTTGCCATCGCGTGTTTTACCGCTTTGCTGTATTCGCCATTCGATATCTTCAGGGCTGAATGGCTCATCGAATTTATTCAAATCCATAATTCACCTCAGAATGGACACGGCCCAAGGAAATAACGCTGATTTAATACTTCAGTCTTTGCCGCATTTAAAAATACGCGAACACCTTCACGATCTCCCTTCTGGCGATACATTAACGCCTGCTGCGTGTACATGCGTCTCTGTAACTTGCTCTCCTTCACTGTGGTTGCAAGTGACATGAATATCTCCTTCGTTACCGATTAATTCTTTCATCTGACGAATGAATTCTTCGTCTGACCAGTTATCCGTAAAACTCATTTCCTGCGATACCACGGAAGGTTGATAGCTGATTTCATCGCTTTATTTGCTTCAAGCCACATTTTTGAATCACCAATAAATCGGGCTATTACTGCTTTGTTCTGTGCAGCACGAAGCATCTGGTGATTGATGGCTATTTCATTGCGCATAATAAGACCTCAAATCTTTTCCATCCGTCACGTAATTTACGGGTGATTCGTTCAAGTAAAGATTCATTTAATTGGAAGGCACCCATGCGAGCGCCTCCCGCGATTGCGTAAATCATGGGTGGTTCCTTATGTTGGTTTTATTAGTAGGTTATTTTTGTTGCGAATACTTCGCCTTTTACGATGGCTGTTATGATATTTTTAGCAACATCTTCTGATGCGCCAACCTTGATAAGGTCAGCAAGTATTTTGTTATTTACTTCTTTCCGGTGAGCTTTATCCTTTGCTCTACGCTCTTCTTCGTCCTTGATTCTTTTTTCTTCTGCTATTCTGGCTTGCTCTTTTGCTTCAGCCTCGCGCCGGATTCGTTCAGCCTCCTCCTGTGCTTTTCGGCGTTCTGCTTCAATTGCCGCCTGCTTTTCTCTTTCAGCTCGTTCTGCTGCCTCTTTTGCTTCGCGCTGTGCTCGTTGCTCGGCTTCAATGCGTTCACGCTCTGCACGTTCCGCTGCGGCCTTAGCTTCTGCTTCTCGCCTTGCTGCTGCTTCAATTTCGGCTTTTGCCTTTGCTTCGGCTTCAGATCTGGCTTTCTCTTCAGCTTCTCTTTTTAAGCGTTCTTCATGCTCTCGCTTTTCCTGCTCCGCTTTGAGTCTTGCCTCTTCTCTTTGGCGGTCAAATTCGCGATCCATCAAAATCGCTATTTCATGGTCAGACTCAATTTGCTTTGCGAGAGCTTCAGCTGCTGCCTTAGCTTCTTCTTCGGCTTTAATCCGCGCCTGCTCCTCCTCATAATCAGTAAGAGGCTGGCGCGCCTTGGCTTTCAGTTCATCAAGGCGATCACGCACTGTCTTGCGGTTGGCATCAATTAGCTTTGGAATTTCCTTAAGTTCAGCAACAAGGTCTTTGCCAAGACCATCGAGATATGTTTTCGTCTGCGCAACTTTATACGCCAGAGAAGCGATCTCCTTTCTGCCCTTTGCCGTTGTGATATCAGGCACAAAGGACATAACTTCACGTTCAACCTTTTGAAGGATTTCTTCAATCTGGTCGGCAGACTGAAATACAGTCATTGCATTTGCTTTTTCAATAACAACTAAATCTGTTACTTCACTCATATATCCTCCATCAAAAAAATTGCCCTCACATTAGAGGGCAAAGAAGATTTCCAATAATCAGAACAAGTCGGCTCCTGTTTAGTTACGAGCGACATTGCTCACATAGCAGACTCGTAAATCTGCTATAGGCGCTTATTCGCATCGCATGACAACATCAAATTTTTCGAGATTACTTTGTCGCAACAATCCTTCTTCTACGCGGTCAGCTTTTCTATAATTATCAAATTCGAAATGTTTAATTACTTCTTTTGTTTCTCGCTCTATAACTTCAACAATGTATTTCTTATTCATCATTCTTCCCCAAGAGCTTTTCTGATTGCTGCAAGACCTTTATTAACAGTTCCATACCATTCTGGATATGTTGTCGTTGTTCTATTTTTGGTTTGCTTAAGTAATAACTGAAGTGCTTCGAGAAGGTCAGGTGCTGCCGCTATTAGATTGGCATCTTCAATGCATTGAACTTCCTCACAGATTGCAATATACGAACGCCAGCCTGCGCCATTTTCAAGTGAGTCTGCCTGGATGATTTTAATCTCATCGCCATCCATCATTATTTCCCACTTACCTTCAGTACCTTTAAATTCCATGTTAGCCTCTGTTGTTTATGCCAAAAATAAAGGCCGACTATGCGGCCATCACTTAAATTTCCTTTCATCCCCAATCAAGCGTTTCAAATGCTACATCACGCATGTTTTCGTCTTTTTCGTCCCGATCCATTTCATCCCACTCATTCTCGGATAAGCCAAGATCACCGAGTGTTACAACTGTCTTTTTGCAAGAATGAAGTTTGCGCCGGAATCCAACCAAATTTCAAATTTACGTTCCATATATCACCTCAAATAAGTGGTTTGCTGCCTAATTTTATTTTCTGGCGACCAACACAAGTCACACCCATTTCACTGCGTGGCTTGCTGTACCATGTGCGCTGATTCTTGCGCTCAATACGTTGCAGGTTGCTTTCAATCTGTTCGTGGTATTCAGCCAGCACCGTAAGGTCTATCGGATTCAGTGCGCTTTCTACTCGTGATTTCGGTTTGCGATTCAGCGAGAGAATAGGGCGGTTAACTGGTTTTGCGCTTACCCCAACTAACAGGGGATTTGCTGCTTTCCATTGAGCCTGTTTCTCTGCGCGACGTTCGCGGCGGCGTGTTTGTGCATCCATCTGGATTCTCCTGTCAGTTAGCTTTGGTGGTGTGGTGGCTGGTAGTCTAGCTCCAGCTTGTTGAGTCTCATTCGGAGGGGTATAACCGGCACCCCAGCGATTTTTCCATGCGACAACGTGCGCGTTATGGCGGCCTTATCGCCCGCGGCTCCCCATCTCGTCCACGCTATTGCTAGCGTTGGGAGCGCTTCACCGCTCAACAGTAGGTAAGCACTTGCCAGTGACTAGCTGGCTTCACCACACCCCAAAGCCTTCTGCTTTGAATGCTGCCCTTCTTCAGGGCTTAATTTTTAAGAGCCTCACCTTCATGGTGGTCAGTGCGTCCTGCTGATGGCTTAAAATTACAAGAAAGATTGTATGTTGTAAACAAGGAATATTGTAAAAAGGGGCGTGAAAAACAAACTCCATTGTTTTTAAATGAAAAATAGTTTGTTTTTGGTTATCGAGATTGAGGTGGGGATTACTGGTTGCAGGTTCCGACTACATCACCAACAAATGATTTGGTTGATGTAAGTTGTTGCATACCTGGGATATTCATTACTTTGGAGTAAAGAGCTTTTTTGTCTGTAGTGATTGACCAAGTTTCAACGGTTATTCCTCCTCCAGACTGGTATTCTCCTACCATAGTGTTCGATGACAAAGCAGTGTATTTCATCTCTGGATAGACGCCAGAGACTGATTCATAAACTGATGATTTATCGCCATTTATTGTTACGTGAAAAACGGAATCTTCCGTGCTGTCTTTTGTAAACCCGTAACGACCGCCATTCATTGCCCCGTACCCGTGCAGGTTTGTGACAATCCAGCATTCAGAATTGGCGCTGGTAGTTAAGAGTATTGAGAGTAGCGCCGCAATCCTGATCATACGAATTTTACCCTCGCTTCCACGACAACACCGATAATCTTGCAGTTCCCGTTGATAGGAGTCATAGGCCATGAAGGATTCAGGCCTTTCAGGTACTTCTGACCGCCATCTATAACCAGTTTCTTGAATGTTGCTTCGTTCGCGTCAGTCAGTTTGGCTACAACAAGGCTTCCATTCACTGGCTCGCGTCCAGTATCTACTAACACCATATGACCTTCAGGGATGCTTTGACCTACAGGTGAGGTCATGGAATCACCTTCAACCCTCAGCCAGAATCCATCGCCTAATAAGTTAACGTCACTGTCATACCATTCATCAATGTCCTTGATATCGTAGGGTTCACAAGCTTCACACCACGAACCAGCTCTAACCATGCTAATCAATGGATATTTCCCTTTGGGCTCAACGTGCCCAACAAATCTAACATTCGAATCAGAGGTGCCATTGAGCAGCCAGTCAACACTTACGCCAAGAGCTGACGCAAGTTCTGGTAAAAAGCGTGGTCGCTTAGTTTTACCGTTTTCGAGCTGCTCTATAGACTGCTGGGTAGTCCCCACCTTTTGAGCAAGTTCAGCCTGGTTAAGTCCAAGCTGAATTCTTTTGCTTTTTACCCTGGAAGAAATACTCATAAGCCACCTCTGTTATTTACCTCCAATCTTCACAAGAAAAACTGTATTTGACAAACAAGATACATTGTATGAAAATACAAGAAAGTTTGTTGATGGAGGCGATATGCAAACTCTTTCTGAACGCCTCAAGAAGAGGCGAATTGCGTTAAAAATGACGCAAACCGAACTGGCAACCAAAGCCGGTGTTAAACAGCAATCAATTCAACTGATTGAAGCTGGAGTAACCAAGCGACCGCGCTTCTTGTTTGAGATTGCTATGGCGCTTAACTGTGATCCGGTTTGGTTACAGTACGGAACTAAACGCGGTAAAGCCGCTTAAGACATTCCCGCTCTTACACATCCCAGCCCTGAAAAAGGGCATTACCAGAAACAAATCTCTATGGTTTTGCGTTTCTTTGCGAAGCCAACTCTATCTAATCATTAAGGAAATTATCTATGGGTACTATTGCAACTAAAAGCAAGAAAGCGGCTCGCATCGAGTCAGCCTTGCTGAACAAACTGGCACTGATGGGGCAGAAGACATTCGCTCGAGCAATGGGGGTTCCTGAATATCAGGTAAGCCGATGGAAGAATGGTTTCTTCTCGCAGGTAAGCATGATGCTTGCTGTTTCTGGAATACGGAATCGAAGACGATGAAATGGCTGAATTGACTAAGCGGCTTGCCGATTACCTGACAAAAGAAAAAGCCCCGAAGAACGGCGAATTCTTCGAGGCCTAATGTAGAAAGACTGGATCAATCCACGGGAGTAATTATGACAAAACAACTCAGTCCTTACCAGGACAAAATTCACAAACACATACTACGTGATCGCTTCCTGTCCAGCTTCAAGCAGCCTGGTCGATTCCGGGCTGAGTTGGAAAAAGTGAAGCTGATGCAGAAGGAGAAAGGTCATGAGTAATCTTGCAACCGTAACACATTTAAGGCCTTCACAACGGCCTGTGGAGCGTCGTGTGGCAGAAGTTGAAGATGGTTATACCCGTCTTGCAAATGCCCTGTATGAAGAGCTTATCGGCGCAGATTTAACGAAAAATCAGAGCAAGGTTGCCCACGCCATATGCCGTAAAACATACGGCTACGGTAAAAAGATGGATCGCATCTCTGATAGTCAGTTAGCTCAAATTACCAGGCTGCCAAGACAGAAGGTAAACAAGGCCAAGAATGAGCTTATCGCGATGAAGGTTATCCTTCGCGAAGGCCAGCAAATCGGGCCTAACAAGAACATCGAGGAATGGCAAATAGAAGGGTGTCACTACTCTGGTGATAATGTCACTGCATTGGTGACAAAAAGCGTCACCAAAACGGTGACAGCGCTGTCACCAAAACAGGGACACACAAAAGAAACTATTACAAAAGAAAAAAGAAATAATAAAAACACTATGTCCGAAAGTGTTCGGACGGAGTGTGAAAAATCACATGACCGTCACGAAGAAACCGACAAGGCATTCGAGGAAATATTCTGGTGTGCAGGCATGCGGAAAGCCGGGAAGAAAAACGCAGCTTCGGCATTCAGAACACAGTTCAGGGAATGGCGTAAAACTACCAGGGGTACGGCAAGCGAGTTTGCCACGATGCTGGCAGAAGACATCGCATGCAGGAATGGTAAGCAGTTCGGATTCGACAGGTTGTTACCATCGAGCTACCTGAACGGTCAACGCTGGAACGACGAGAAGCCAGAAACTATTCAACCACAATCCAAACCATCATCCGCAATCACCGTATCGAAAACTGGCTACGTGTTTTTCGACAGGTGAACCATGAAATCAAAAATCAAATCGCTACTGGTTGCTGGTTATAACCACGGCTGGTTAAGTATTTCGTTTGTCGATTTCTGGTTTAAAAATCTCAATCTGAGGGAATCATGACGCCAAGTGAACTTAGCGACCTGCTTTGGGCGCAGGTTGACAGGGTGGCTCCGCACCTGTTGCCAAACGGCAAGAAAGAGGGGCATGAGTGGGTTGCCGGTAACGTCAATGGTGACAAGGGAAACAGCCTTAAGGTCAACCTTAGCGGCAAGAAAAGATGGGCTGATTTCGCTGAGGGAGACGGCGGTGACATGCTTGATTTGTGGATGGCATGTCGTGGAATTAACCTGCATCAGGCTATGCAGGAAGCGAAAGCATTTCTCGGTATCAAGGATGACGATCACCATTTCGATGCCAAACGTGAGAAAAAATTCTCCAGACCTGATCGCAAGAAAATCGCCCGCTACGTTACCAGAACAGAATCCCATCTTGAGTACCTGCAATCGCGTGGCATATCGCCAGAAGTCGTAAAGCGCTACGAGGTTGTCAGCGGCAAGGTGTGGAATGGAGAACGAGAACTTGATGCACTGGTGCTTCCGTACAAACGCGATGGTGAGTTGTTGCAGGTCAAGCGAATCAGCACTGAGCGCCCGGACGGGAAGAAAGTCATTATGGCAGAAGGTGATTGCGAACCTTGTCTGTTCGGATGGCAGGCTCTGGACGCTGGCGTGAGGGCGGTTGTACTTTGCGAAGGCGAAATTGATTGTATGAGCTATGCGCAATACGGCATCTCGGCGTTATCCGTGCCGTTTGGTGGCGGGAAAGGCGCTAAGCAACAGTGGATTGAGTTTGAGTATCACAACCTCGACAGGTTTGAGGAAATATTCATCTCGATGGACGTTGATGATGTTGGTCGTGAAGCCGCAAGGGAAATCGCAAGCCGACTCGGTGAACATCGTTGCCGTCTTGTTACTCTGCCGTACAAAGACATCAACGAATGCCTGATGAACGGTGTTACCGAGGATGAAATCTGGCAGTACATCGGCACGGCATCCTACTTTGATCCTGAAGAACTCTACAGCGCGCGAGAGTTTTACCAGGACACTATCAACGCTTTCTACGGCAAGCAGCAGTATCTGTTTAATCCACCGTGGGAATCTCTGGCAGATAAATTCCAGTTTCGTGAGGCCGAGTTGACGCTGGTCAATGGTGTGAACGGTCACGGAAAAACGGAGGTTGTCGGGCATATGGCACTTGAGGCAATGCGTCAGGGTGTGAAGACGTGCATCGCGTCACTTGAGCTGAAGCCTGGTATTCTCCTTAAGCGCCTTACCCGTCAGGCGACGTGCTGCAAGATGCCGCCAGTGCTGGAAATTGACTCTGCATTTAAATTTTATGACGAAAGACTTTGGGTGTTTGGCCTGACTGGAACGGCGAAAGCCGACAGGCTGATCGAAATATTCGACTACGCTCGCCGCCGATACGGCATCCAGTTATTCATCATCGACAGCCTGATGAAATGCGGCATAGGTGACGATGACTATAACGGGCAGAAAGCATTTGTTGACTCGATTTGTGACTTCAAAAACAAAACAAACTCCCACGTCATTCTCGTTACTCACTCCAGAAAAGGAGATAGCGAAGAAAAACCAACCGGGAAAATGGACGTAAAAGGCTCTGGAGCGATAACAGACCTGACAGACAACCTTTTTATCATCTGGCGTAACAAGGCTCGCGAGAGAGCGTTACAGAGAGTTCAGAGTGGTGAAAAGATGTCAGAGAAGGACGAACAGCTACTGGCATCTCCGGCATCTGTTTTGATGCTTGAAAAACAACGTAACGGCGAAGGTTGGGAAGGTGGTGTCCCGTTGTTCCTTGACGAGCAATCGCACCAGTTCCTGCAACTTGAATCAGGATCGCCTTATAGCTACATCGCCAATATGCCGAAATCGGAATATGACGAGGCGTGGCGACAGGAAAACGTGACGGAGTATTAAATGACCATCTACATCACTGAGCTTGTAACAGGCCTGCTGGTAATCGCAGGCCTTTTTATTTGGGGGAGAGGGAAGTCATGAAAAAACTAACCTTTGAAATTCGATCTCCAGCACATCAGCAAAACGCTATTCACGCAGTACAGCAAATCCTTCCAGACCCAACCAAACCAATCGTAGTAACCATTCAGGAACGCAACCGCAGCTTAGACCAGAATCGAAAGCTTTGGGCTTGCCTTGGTGACGTCTCTCGTCAGGTTGAATGGCATGGTCGCTGGCTGGATGCAGAAAGCTGGAAGTGTGTGTTTACCGCAGCATTAAAGCAGCAGGATGTTGTTCCTAACCTTGCCGGGAATGGCTTTGTGGTAATAGGCCAGTCAACCAGCAGGATGCGTGTAAGCGAATTTGCGGATCTATTAGAGCTTATACAGGCATTCGGTACAGAGCGTGGCGTTAAGTGGTCAGACGAAGCGAGACTGGCTCTGGAGTGGAAAGCGAGATGGGGAGATCGGGCTGCATGACTATCAAATCAAATACGCCAGCACACGACAAGGACTGCTGGCAAACGCCGCTTTGGCTTTTTGATGCACTGGATATTGAGTTTGGATTCTGGCTGGATTCGGCAGCGAGCGACAAAAATGCTCTGTGCGCTCACTGGCTAACTGAGGCTGACGACGCGCTAAATTCTGAGTGGATAAGCCACGGTGCAATCTGGAATAACCCACCGTACAGCAATATCAGGCCGTGGGTGGAAAAAGCCGCTGAGCAGTGCATACAACAGCGACAGCCGGTAGTGATGCTTGTGCCAGAGGATATGTCTGTCGGATGGTTCAGCAAGGCTCTGGAGAGTGTTGACGAAGTTCGCATTATCACTGATGGACGGATTAATTTTATCGAACCATCGACGGGGCTGGAGAAGAAGGGAAACAGCAAAGGCTCCATGCTGCTGATTTGGCGACCATTCATCAGTCCTCGACGGATGTTTACTACCGTATCCAAAGCGGCATTGATGGCGATCGGGCAGGGTGTCAGGAGGGCTGCATGATAAATGTCGTTAGTTTCTCAGGTGGCAGGACGTCAGCATATTTGCTCTGGCTAATGGAGCAAAAGCGACGGGCAGGTGAAGACGTGCATTACGTTTTCATGGATACAGGTTGTGAACATCCAATGACATATCGGTTTGTCAGGGAAGTTGTGAAGTTCTGGGATATACCGCTCACCGTATTGCAGGTTGATATCAACCCGGAGCTTGGACAGCCAAATGGTTATACGGTATGGGAACCAAAGGATATTCAGACGCGAATGCCTGTTCTGAAGCCATTTATCGATATGGTAAAGAAATATGGCACTCCATACGTCGGCGGCGCGTTCTGCACTGACAGATTAAAACTCGTTCCCTTCACCAAATACTGTGATGACCATTTCGGGCGAGGGAATTACACCACGTGGATTGGCATCAGAGCTGATGAACCGAAGCGGCTAAAGCCAAAGCCTGGAATCAGATATCTTGCTGAACTGTCAGACTTTGAGAAGGAAGATATCCTCGCATGGTGGAAGCAACAACCATTCGATTTGCAAATACCGGAACATCTCGGTAACTGCATATTCTGCATTAAAAAATCAACGCAAAAAATCGGACTTGCCTGCAAAGATGAGGAGGGATTGCAGCGTGTTTTTAATGAGGTCATCACGGGATCCCATGTGCGTGACGGACATCGGGAAACGCCAAAGGAGATTATGTACCGAGGAAGAATGTCGCTGGACGGTATCGCGAAAATGTATTCAGAAAATGATTATCAAGCCCTGTATCAGGACATGGTACGAGCTAAAAGATTCGATACCGGCTCTTGTTCTGAGTCATGCGAAATATTTGGAGGGCAGCTTGATTTCGACTTCGGGAGGGAAGCTGCATGATGCGATGTTATCGGTGCGGTGAATGCAAAGAAGATAACCGCTTCCGACCAAATCAACCTTACTGGAATCGATGGTGTCTCCGGTGTGAAAGAACACCAACAGGGGTGTTACCACTACCGCAGGAAAAGGAGGACGTGTGGCGAGACAGCGACGAAGTATCACCGACATAATCTGTGAAAACTGCAAATACCTTCCAACGAAACGCTCCAGAAATAAACGCAAGCCAATCCCAAAAGAATCTGACGTAAAAACCTTCAACTACACGGCTCACCTGTGGGATATCCGGTGGCTAAGACATCGTGCGAGGAAATGACAATGGATTATTCACAGTTAAGTGATTTTGAAATTAACGTGGCGGTATTCGAAGCCATTCATAACGGATCACCGGATTACAAAGAAGGTGAGAATGGCGATATGGTGTTTGTCTCATTTGAGGGAGACATTGTAAACGGAGACGCAGTTGAAGTAGAAGTTGAGCGCGGATCCTTTAACCCATGCGCAAACCCAGCAGACTCATGGCCGATTATTGAAAAATACAGGATTAGCATTATCAATCTCGATGAAGACGAGTGGGGTGCACGCGGTGTGGCCTACTGTAAATCTAAGCGAGCTATACATGAAAATCCCCTTCGCGCCGCCATGATTGTCTTTCTCATGATGCAGAGAATCCAATAATGCTTAGCCCATCCCAATCCCTTCAATACCAGAAAGAAAGCGTCGAGCGAGCTTTAACGTGCGCTAACTGCGGCCAGAAGCTGCATGTGCTGGAAGTTCACGTGTGTGAGCGTTGTATATATGAATGCTTAAATATGGTGGAACATAATGAGAAATATAAGCAACATAGACGAATTAAGAAATAAATTATCATATGATGATGTTTTAGGTGTACTTAGATGGAAAGTGTCTCCTTCTAATAATGTTAAGGTTGGCAGTGTTGCTGGTTACATTAGGAGTGATGGTTATAGGATGTTAACTATCGATGGTGTAATTACTTATGCTCACCACGTTATATGGATGATAAATAATGGTGAGATTCCATTAGGGTATAAAATTGATCATATAAATGGAGTAAGGTCAGATAATAGGCTATCTAATCTTCGATTGGTTACACACCAACAGAATGCACAGAACCAAAAGAGAAAAATAACCAATTCGTCAGGAGTGACTGGAGTATATTTCAATAAAGAGAGATGTAAGTGGATTGCGAATATATGCGTAGATGGGCGCACCAAATATCTTGGAATATTTGCTAGCATCATTGACGCTATTGCAGAAAGGAAGAGGGCAGAAAAAGAACTGGGTTTTCATGAAAACCATGGTAGACCATAACTGCGCAGAACTGATGAGCGATCCGAATAGCTCGATGTACGAGGAAGAAGACGATGGCTAAACCAGCGCGAAGACGATGTAAAAACGATGAATGTCGGGAATGGTTTCACCCTGCATTCGCCAATCAGTGGTGGTGCTCTCCAGAGTGTGGAACCAAGATAGCACTCGAACGACGAAGTAAAGAACGCGAAAAAGCGGAAAAAGCAGCAGAGAAGAAACGACGACGAGAGGAGCAGAAACAGAAAGATAAACTTAAGATTCGAAAACTCGCCTTAAAGCCCCGCAGTTACTGGATTAAACAAGCCCAACAAGCCGTAAACGCCTTCATCAGAGAAAGAGACCGCGACTTACCATGTATCTCGTGCGGAACGCTCACGTCTGCTCAGTGGGATGCCGGACATTACCGGACAACTGCTGCGGCACCTCAACTCCGATTTGATGAACGCAATATTCACAAGCAATGCGTGGTGTGCAACCAGCACAAAAGCGGAAATCTCGTTCCGTATCGCGTCGAACTGATTAATCGCATCGGGCAGGAAGCAGTAGACGAAATCGAATCAAACCATAACCGCCATCGCTGGACTGTCGAAGAGTGCAGGGCCATCAAGGCGGAGTATCAGCAGAAACTCAAAGACCTGCGAAATAGCAGAAGTGAGGCCGCATGACGTTCTCAGTAAAAACCATTCCAGACATGCTCGTTGAAGCATACGGAAACCAGACAGAAGTAGCACGCAGACTGAAATGTAGTCGCGGTACGGTCAGAAAATACGTTGATGATAAAGACGGGAAAATGCACGCCATCGTCAACGACGTTCTCATGGTTCATCGCGGATGGAGTGAAAGAGATGCGCTATTACGAAAAAATTGATGGCAGCAAATACCGAAATATTTGGGTAGTTGGCGATCTGCACGGATGCTACACGAACCTGATGAAAAAACTGGAGACGATAGGATTCGACACCAAAAAAGACCTGCTTATCTCGGTTGGCGATTTGGTCGATCGCGGTACAGAGAACGTCGAATGCCTGGAATTAATCACATTCCCCTGGTTCAGAGCTGTACGTGGAAACCATGAGCAAATGATGATTGATGGCTTATCAGAGCGTGGAAACGTTAATCACTGGCTGCTTAATGGCGGTGGCTGGTTCTTCAATCTCGATTACGACAAAGAGATTCTGGCTAAAGCTCTTGCCCATAAAGCAGAAGAACTTCCGTTAATCATCGAACTGGTGAGCAAAGATAAAAAATACGTCATCTGCCACGCCGATTATCCCTGTGACGAATACGAGTTTGGAAAGCCAGTTGATCATCAGCAGGTAATCTGGAACCGCGAACGAATCAGCAACTCACAAGACGGGATCGTGAAAAAAATCAAAGGCGCGGACACGTTCATCTTTGGTCATACGCCAGCAATGAAACCACTCAAATTTGCCAACCAGATGTATATCGATACTGGAGCAGTGTTCTGCGGAAATCTCACATTGATTCAGGTACAGGGAGAAGGCGCATGAGACTCGAAAGCGTAGCTAAATTTCATTCGCCAAAAAGCCCGATGATGAGCGACTCACCACGGGCTACGGCTTCTGACTCTCTTTCCGGTACTGATGTGATGGCTGCTATGGGGATGGCGCAATCACAAGCCGGATTCGGAATGGCTGCATTCTGCGGTAAGCATGAACTCAGCCAGAACGACAAACAAAAGGCTATCAACTATCTGATGCAATTTGCACACAAGGTATCGGGGAAATACCGTGGTGTGGCAAAGCTCGAAGGAAATACTAAGGCAAAGGTGCTGCAAGTGCTCGCAACATTCGCTTATGCGGATTATTGCCGTAGTGCCGCGACGCCGGGAGCAAGATGCAGAGATTGCCACGGTACAGGCCGTGCGGTTGATATAGCAAAAACAGAGCAGTGGGGGAGAGTTGTTGAGAAAGAGTGCGGAAGATGTAAAGGCGTCGGTTATTCAAGAATGCCAGCAAGCGCAGCATATCGCGCTGTGACGATGCTAATCCCAAACCTTACCCAACCCACCTGGTCACGCACTGTTAAGCCGCTGTATGACGCTCTGGTGGTGCAATGCCACAAAGAAGAGTCAATCGCAGACAACATTTTGAATGCGGTCACACGTTAGCAGCATGATTGCCACGGATGGCAACATATTAACGGCATAATATTGACTTTTTGAATAAAGTTGGGTAAATTTGACCCAACGATGGATAAATGCACTCGTTAAATAAAGCCCTGAGTTAATAGCTCGGGGCTTTTTGCGTTTTAAGCACGGCCTTTCTGAAAGCACATCAAACCAAATACCAGGCAGACCAAAATAATCACCTTATCCGCTGTGTCTACGGTGCGGTGTGCTTTGCATAAAAGAAAACCAGCGCAATGGCTGGCTTCGTGAAAGCGGGTGGCAAGAGGTTGCGCTAACAACCTCCTGCCGTTTTGCCCGTGCATATCGGTCACGAACAAATCTGATTACTAAACACAGTAGCCTGGATTTGTTCTATCAGTAATCGACCTTATTCCTAATTAAATAGAGCAAATCCCCTTATTGGGGGTAAGACATGAAGATGCCAGAAAAACATGACCTGTTAGCCGCCATTCTCGCGGCAAAGGAACAAGGCATCGGGGCAATCCTTGCGTTTGCAATGGCGTACCTTCGCGGCAGATATAATGGCGGTGCGTTTACAAAAACAGTAATCGACGCAACGATGTGCGCCATTATCGCCTGGTTCATTCGTGACCTTCTCGACTTCGCCGGACTAAGTAGCAATCTCGCTTATATAACGAGCGTGTTCATCGGCTACATCGGTACTGACTCGATTGGTTCGCTTATCAAACGCTTCGCTGCTAAAAAAGCCGGAGTAGAAGATGGTGGAAATCAATAATCAACGTAAGGCGTTCCTCGATATGCTGGCGTGGTCAGAGGGAACAGATAACGGACGTCAGAAAACCAGAAATCATGGTTATGACGTCATTGTAGGCGGAGAGCTATTCACTGATTACTCCGATCACCCTCGCAAACTTGTCACGCTAAACCCAAAACTCAAATCAACAGCAGCCGGACGTTACCAGCTTCTTTCCCGTTGGTGGGATGCCTACCGCAAGCAACTTGGCCTGAAAGACTTCTCTCCCAAAAGCCAGGACGCAGTGGCATTGCAGCAGATTAAAGAGCGTGGCGCTTTACCGATGATTGATCGCGGTGATATTCGTCAGGCTATCGACCGTTGCAGCAATATCTGGGCTTCACTGCCGGGTGCTGGTTATGGCCAGTTCGAGCATAAGGCTGACAGCCTGATTGCAAAATTCAAAGAGGCTGGCGGAGCGGTCAGAGAGATTGAGGTATGAGCAGAGTAACCGCGATTATCTCCGCTCTGGTTATCTGCATCATCGTTTGCCTGTCATGGGCTGTTAATCACTACCGTGATAACGCCATCGCCTACAAAGAACAGCGAGATAAAAAAGTCAGTGAGCTGAAGCAGGCGACCGCCACCATTACTGACATGCAGCAACGCCAGCGTGCTGCTGATGCACTCGATGCTAAATACACGAAGGAGTTAGCTGATGCGAAAGATGAAAATGATGCTCTTCGGCGCAAGCTTGATAATGGTGGCAGGGTGCTCGTCAAAGGAAAATGCCCTGTGCCATCCTCAGCCGAAACCTCCGGCGCCTCCGGCATGGGCAATGATGCCACCGTCGAACTCTCTCCAGTTGCTGGACGAAACGTTCTCGGTGTCCGGGACGGAATTATCCGCGACCAAACAGCACTGAGAACGCTTCAGGAATACATCAGGACGCAATGCCTTCGATGATAGCGATAATTTTACTCATCATCCTTCACATCTGGCTCTGTAGACAGGGTGATGATCACTTCTGGAGTGAATCCAGATTAAACATCTCATTGCTGATGCTTGATATTGAGCATCTGGCGCGCGGTAAGGGGCTGCGTTGAGATAAGAGCCAGTCATTACAAATACCAGGATTTAGCCTCGCATTTGCGGGGCTTTTTTACATCTGCAGTAAACCGCGCATCGCAGCGCGTAACAATCCCGAGTCTTTCAGAAAGCTGAGCCTGAGAATTGCCGTATATGGTGGCGACCATCTCGGGGACGGCTTTTCTGTGCGAACAGGCTCATCTTTCTAAAAGGTAAAGACGCAATGAACTACCCAACCGTTGTTAACGATATAGATTTCAGAGACCTAATTTTTGTAGCAAACAACGATCCGGTTACAGATTCTTTTATGGTGGCAAAAGCATTTGGAAAGCTGCCGAAGAACGTGGTTCGTGACATTGAACGAACCATAGAAGCTTGCCCTCCTGAGTTTGATACAAAGCTCAACTTTGAGCTTTGCTATAAAAACAATGAGTTACAGAATGGTAAGCCGCAAAAATTCTACCGTCTCCGCAAGGATGGGTTGATGCTTTTGGTTATGTCCTACACCAAAAAAGAAGCAATGCGTATCAAAATTGCTTACATCAACGCATTCAACTGGATGTACGCCATGCTTCAGGTTGGTCATCGTCAATTTGAAGAAGAGAGAAATGCCGTAATGCTGGAGTACATGAAAGAGAAGGATGTTGCCAGCATGTCAGGCCGCCTGCTTAATCGCTGGGGAAAAATTAAGAAGCCTCAGCTACTGGCGAGAATTGAACGCCTTGAACAGCACGGGCAAACCGTAATCCCCGGACTCACCAATTAACGGCAGTACAGCGAAACAACCCAAGCCAGAAAGTGGGGAAATAACACTGGCAGCCACTGAAAGATGAACCTCCTGCCTTATGGCAAAAAAGATTCTTTGTGGTGGCGGACTGATGGAAAGACATCGGTTATTGCAGAGGCTAATCCTGAGTAAAATGGTGGATCAATATTGGGCCGTTGGTGGAGATTAAGTGGACCACTTTTCATCCGTCGTTGATACGAAGAAAGACGTACTGTCGCATAACAAATCGGTGCAGGCGCACTGCCAGCAGAATGAATACCGGGCTTTGAAGTCGCGGCCTGAGTGAAGCATAAACAATAAAGCGAGGTTTTATCATCATGAAAAAAGAAGGCCATGGTTTTATCTTGGTTGTTAACTCCATCTCAGAAGCTAAGAACTGGTTTGTGGAAAATGAAATACCTAAGGAAGGCGATGTGCTAGAGCTGGTAGTTGTTAAAAGCAACATTGAAGGTGAATCATACATGCTTGATCTCAAGTTACAGACAGCTCAAAAATGATACGGGCCAATTGGTGTATTGAATATTCCGGGCGTGAATTGATGTGATATATCAATTATTCTGGGAAATGAGTTCATTATGAAATTCCACTAACCAGAATCGGAGGATTTCAATGCATCAAAACTTAGCCAACGCAACATTTCAGGTCATTGCAGGTGATTCTCGTGGTAGCGGGTTCAGTTTCATGCGAGAAAACCTAGTTGTAACTAACTTGCATGTTGTGGCCACCTGTTGTGACTTACAAACCAAGTGTCAAATCAATGACGTCATTCTTCAAACTGAAGCAAATGAGAGTATCGACGCTAAAATTTTGTATGTTGATGGTAGTAACGACTTTGCTATCATGCAATTGCAATCCCCCCTTCCTGGCGGAAGAACAGTCCTTCAACCATCTGCTGGGTTTGCTCCATCCAGGGGCAGAAAAGTAATTTTTGCAGGATACCCGCATGGGATACCTCTGTTACTAACAAGTGAGGCAATTATTTCAGCACCGATGGAGCATGGCCGATTTACGCTTGATGGAATGGTTAATGGGGGGAACTCAGGAGGACCTATTATTGATCGAGATTCGGGAGAGTTAGTAGGTATCGTCACCCAGCGTAGATATATAATGGGCGATCAGGCTGATGCTTTCAGCCAAGAAATAGCCCAACTGCGACAATATCTTTCTTCAGCAAGTCTGCATAGAAGTGTTGAGATCATGGGTGTTAATTTCGGGCAAATGGCGGACATGTTTGGTAGATCGCTACAGATTGTTTCGGACATGATGTCGCAGAATGCTAACTCCGGAATTGGTATTGGATTTTCAATCCAGCCCATCGTTGATGTGATCACATCTTTCCCTACGAAATAAACATTCGTTGTATAAGATTTTATACATGATATGGCCACGCATATGTGTGGCTTTTTATTGCCATCACAAAAGCCATTCCTTGCAGAGTGGCTTTGATAATGGCCTATACCCTACACGGGATAACTTGACTGATATCCCTTTTAACGGATAAACGGAGCCAACAATGGCAGAGATTATTCCCATGACTGAAGAACAGAAATTCCAGCTAGAGATTTACAAACTGGTCATGAACCAGAACGCAGCCGCAGAGGAAGCATTTCAGTTCATTGGCACTGACGAACTGAAGCTTGAGCTATTCAAAATTCACTTCCAGTCAGGCGGCGCTAATTCGGATATCACGATCCGCACATTCGAAGCAGTGCGTAAATCGAAGGAAGCGTTAGACCTGTTCACTACCGGAGCATAAACATGGCGCGCCCAACAAAGTATCAAGAGGCGTACGCCGAACAGGCACGCAAACTGTGCTTGCTGGGCTACACCGATGCAGAGCTTGCTGATTTCTTCGAAGTCAGTGAGTCAACTATTAACAAGTGGAAGCTTGATTATCCTGAGTTTTCGGAGTCCATAAAAAAGGGTAAGGCCGTCGCTGATGCAGAAGTTAGTGATCGTCTTTATCAACGCGCTATGGGCTTCGTGGCTCCAGACATCGATATTCGTGTTATTGAAAACAGAATTGTCGAAACTCCGCTTGAGAAGTATTACCCGCCTGATACAACAGCTGCCATCTTCTGGCTTAAGAACAGACAGAAGGATAAATGGCGCGACAAGGTTGATCACGAGCTAACAGGCAAAGACGGCGGCGCAATCCAGATTGAAACATCACCGATGAGCACTCTATTCGGAAAATGACCTCGATTAATCCTATCTTTGAACCGTTCATTGAGGCGCATCGCTACAAAGTCGCCAAAGGCGGTCGAGGTAGCGGCAAGTCATGGGCAATCGCGAGGCTGCTTGTTGAAGCGGCGCGTCGGCAGCCGGTGCGTATTCTCTGCGCTCGTGAACTGCAAAACAGTATCAGCGATTCGGTAATCCGGTTGCTTGAAGACACCATAGAGCGGGAAGGGTATTCGGCTGAGTTTGAAATTCAGCGTTCAATGATTCGTCATCTCGGAACGAATGCTGAATTCATGTTCTACGGCATCAAAAACAACCCGACGAAGATTAAATCGCTCGAAGGCATTGATATCTGCTGGGTGGAAGAAGCGGAAGCGGTAACGAAGGAATCATGGGATATCCTGATACCAACCATCCGTAAGCCGTTTCTCTGAAATATGGGTGAGCTTTAACCCGAAGAACATACTCGACGATACCTATCAGCGATTCGTTGTAAATCCTCCCGATGATATTTGCCTGCTGACGGTGAACTACACCGACAACCCGCACTTTCCTGAAGTTCTCCGTCTGGAGATGGAAGAGTGCAAACGCAGAAATCCGACACTGTATCGTCACATCTGGCTTGGTGAGCCGGTAAGCGCAAGTGATATGGCAATCATCAAACGAGAATGGCTTGAAGCTGCAACCGATGCGCACAAGAAACTCGGATGGAAAGCGAAAGGCGCTGTTGTCTCTGCGCATGACCCATCAGATACAGGGCCAGATGCTAAAGGTTACGCATCGCGTCACGGTTCGGTAGTTAAGCGCATTGCCGAAGGTCTGCTGATGGACATCAACGAGGGTGCTGACTGGGCTACTTCGCTGGCGATTGAAGACGGCGCTGACCATTACCTGTGGGATGGTGATGGTGTTGGTGCAGGTCTACGCAGACAGACAACGGAAGCGTTCTCCGGTAAGAAAATCACCGCCACGATGTTCAAGGGCAGCGAATCGCCATTCGATGAAGATGCACCGTATCAGGCCGGAGCATGGGCTGATGAAGTCGTACAGGGTGACAACGTTCGTACTATTGGCGATGTATTCCGCAATAAGCGAGCGCAATTCTATTACGCGCTGGCTGACAGGCTGTATCTGACATATCGGGCGGTTGTTCACGGTGAGTATGCAGACCCCGACGACATGCTGAGTTTCGACAAAGAAGCGATAGGCGAGAAGATGCTGGAGAAGCTGTTTGCAGAACTGACGCAGATTCAGCGCAAATTCAATAACAACGGGAAGCTGGAGCTAATGACTAAGGTCGAAATGAAGCAGAAGCTCGGTATTCCATCTCCCAACCTGGCTGATGCTCTGATGATGTGTATGCATTGCCCGGCATTGGTCCGCGAAGAAACAGAAATATACGTTCCCTCATCCTCCGGTTGGTAAACATGGCAGAGACATTAGAGAAAAAACATGAGCGGATCATGCTCAGGTTTGACCGCGCCTATTCTCCACAGAAGGAAGTGCGCGAAAAGTGCATTGAAGCTACGAGGTTTGCTCGTGTCCCCGGAGGTCAATGGGAAGGAGCAACGGCGGCTGGAACTAAGCTTGATGAGCAGTTCGAGAAGTATCCTAAGTTTGAAATCAATAAGGTAGCAACTGAACTTAACCGCATCATTGCAGAATACCGCAATAATAGAATCACCGTTAAGTTTCGTCCTGGTGACAGAGAGGCAAGCGAAGAGTTAGCCAATAAATTAAATGGTCTGTTCCGTGCTGACTACGAAGAAACTGATGGCGGTGAGGCTTGCGATAATGCATTTGACGACGCTGCTACTGGTGGTTTCGGTTGCTTCCGTTTGACGTCGATGCTGGTCAATGAATACGACCCCATGGACGATCGTCAGCGTATTGCTATTGAACCAATATACGACCCGTCGCGCTCTGTGTGGTTTGACCCTGACGCTAAGAAGTACGACAAATCTGACGCGTTGTGGGCGTTCTGCATGTATTCGTTGTCACCTGAAAAATATGAGGCTGAATACGGAAAGAAACCTCCTGCTTCTCTGGACGTAACGTCTATGACCAGTTGGGAATATGACTGGTTTGATGAAGATGTTATTTACATAGCGAAGTATTACGAAGTTCGTAAAGAGTCTGTTGACGTCATCAGTTATCGACATCCAATCACTGGAGAGGTTGCAACATACGACAGTGATCAGGTTGAAGATATTGAAGATGAACTGGCAATAGCTGGATTTCAGGAAGTGGCAAGGCGCTCAGTGAAGCGCCGTCGTGTGTATGTATCCGTAGTGGATGGTGATGGTTTCCTTGAGAAACCTCGACGTATTCCTGGTGAGCATATCCCCCTCATCCCGGTTTATGGAAAACGCTGGTTCATTGATGACATTGAGCGTGTCGAAGGGCACATTGCAAAAGCAATGGATCCACAGCGTTTGTACAACCTTCAGGTTTCAATGCTGGCTGATACTGCAGCGCAAGACCCCGGTCAGATCCCTATAGTTGGCATGGAGCAAATTCGTGGACTTGAGAAGCACTGGGAGGCTCGCAACAAGAAACGCCCAGCGTTCTTGCCGTTGCGCGAAGTGAGAGATAAATCTGGCAACATTATCGCTGGAGCTACCCCGGCAGGATATACACAGCCTGCGGTTATGAATCAGGCATTGGCTGCATTACTACAGCAAACCAGTGCAGATATTCAGGAGGTTACAGGCGGCAGTCAGGCCATGCAGCAGATGCCAAGTAATATTGCTCAGGAAACGGTTAACAACTTGATGAACAGAGCAGATATGGCTTCGTTTATCTATCTGGACAATATGGCGAAAAGTCTTAAACGCGCTGGTGAAGTATGGCTGTCAATGGCGCGTGAAGTGTACGGTTCAGAACGTGAAGTGCGCATCGTTAACGAAGATGGAAGTGATGATATCGCTGTCCTGAGCGCACAGGTTGTTGACAGGCAAACAGGGGCTGTTGTTGCGTTAAATGACCTTTCTGTCGGTCGATACGATGTGACGGTTGATGTTGGACCAAGCTACACAGCACGACGTGATGCAACGGTTTCTGTACTGACAAATGTCCTTAGCTCTATGCTTCCAACAGATCCAATGCGCCCGGCAATTCAGGGTATTATTCTGGACAATATCGATGGCGAAGGCCTTGATGACTTCAAAGAGTACAACCGAAACCAACTGCTGATATCTGGTATTGCAAAACCACGCAATGAGAAAGAGCAGCAGATTGTTCAACAGGCGCAAATGGCAGCACAAAGCCAGCCAAATCCTGAAATGGTTCTCGCTCAGGCGCAAATGGTAGCAGCGCAGGCAGAAGCGCAAAAAGCAACTAACGAAACTGCTCAAACTCAAATCAAAGCATTTACTGCCCAGCAGGATGCGATGGAGAGTCAGGCAAACACTGTCTATAAACTGGCCCAAGCCAGAAACATCGATGACAAAGCAGTGATGGAGGCAATACGCCTTCTGAAAGATGTCTCCGAGTCACAACAACAGCAATTCCAGTCACCACCACAGTCTCCGGCAGACTTAATGCCGAGTTAACCAGGAGTAATCAATGGAAAACGAACTGATCATCGACGGTCAGGTTATTGGCCTGTCTGAAACACAGGAAAATGCAGAAGAAACCATCATCCAAACAGAGTCACAGCCTGAGAATGAAAGCCAGGATGACAACGGTAAAGAGGTGGCAACTGAGCCTGAAAAAACCGAAGAGACACCAGAAGATTACGCCTTGCGTATTGGTGATGAAGAAATTCAGCTTAACGCTGACGATGATGATCACATTGACGGGCAACCTGCACCGCAATGGGTGAAAGATCTTCGCAAAGGCTTCAAAGAAACACAGAAAGAAAACCGTGAGTTGCGCCGCCAGCTTGAGGAAGCATTAGCCAAGCCAGCGGAACATCAGCAACCACAACCAGACGCTATTCCACCAAAACCGACTCTTGAGTCGTGTGATTATGACGAACAGGCGTTTGAACAGGCATTGACTGATTGGCATGAGAAAAAAGGCCGTGTCGAACAGCAGCAGCAACAAAAACTACGTCAGCAACAGGAATACCAGCAGCGTTTCCAGCAAAGGGTAGAAGCGCATAAACAACGGGCAGCCAAACTTCCTGTGAAAGATTATCAGGAAATGGAAGCCATTGTTCTTAGTGAGCTACCACCAATTCAGCAGGAAATCATCATTCACTGTGCAGACGAAGGCTCTGAACTACTCGCCTATGGCTTAGGTAAGAGCCAGCAATTACGCCAGCGTGTAGCCGCTGAGACAGATCCAATTCGCGCAGCATTCCTCTTGGGGCAGATTAGCAAACAGGTAAGCCTTGCTCCAAAACCAAAGAAAGCCATCAAGCCAGAGCCGGAAGTACGTGGTGGCGGTGCTGATGCGAAACAAGACGAATTCAACAAATTATGCCCCGGCGCAAAAATCGAATAAGGAAAAGATAAATGCCTAACAATCTCGACAGTAACGTCAGTCAAATCGTTCTGAAAAAATTCCTTCCGGGTTTTATGTCAGATTTAGTTCTGGCGAAAACCGTAGACCGTCAGTTGCTGGCAGGTGAAATCAACTCCAGCACTGGCGATAGCGTTAGCTTTAAACGTCCGCATCAATTCTCATCCCTCCGTACTCCCACTGGTGATATTTCAGGGCAAAATAAAAACAACCTGATCTCAGGTAAAGCCACGGGGCGTGTAGGTAACTACATCACTGTTGCTGTTGAATATCAGCAACTGGAGGAAGCGATCAAGCTTAACCAGTTGGAAGAAATTCTCGCGCCGGTTCGCCAGAGAATCGTTACCGACCTTGAAACAGAGCTTGCTCACTTCATGATGAATAACGGTGCGTTGTCACTTGGTAGCCCCAATACTCCAATCACCAAATGGTCTGATGTTGCGCAGACGGCATCTTTCCTGAAAGACCTCGGCGTTAATGAAGGTGAAAACTATGCTGTAATGGATCCATGGTCTGCACAGCGACTTGCTGATGCGCAGACTGGTTTGCATGCTTCAGATCAATTGGTTCGTACTGCATGGGAGAACGCACAGATCCCAACCAATTTTGGCGGCATTCGCGCACTGATGTCTAATGGGCTTGCCTCTCGTACGCAGGGGGCATTTGGCGGAACACTGACAGTCAAAACACAGCCAACTGTTACCTATAACGCAGTTAAAGACTCATACCAGTTCACTGTAACATTGACCGGAGCGACAGCCAGCGTTACAGGTTTTCTGAAAGCTGGTGATCAGGTCAAATTCACCAATACCTACTGGCTGCAACAGCAGACCAAACAGGCGTTGTATAACGGAGCCACACCAATTAGCTTCACTGCAACGGTTACTGCTGATGCTAATTCAGACAGCAGTGGCGATGTGACGGTTACGCTTTCTGGTGTTCCGATTTATGACACTACAAACCCGCAGTACAACTCTGTAAGTCGTCAGGTAGAGGCAGGCGATGCCGTATCTGTAGTAGGCACTGCTAGCCAGACAATGAAGCCAAACCTGTTCTATAACAAGTTCTTCTGTGGACTTGGCTCTATCCCACTGCCGAAACTGCACAGTATTGATTCTGCTGTTGCAACATATGAAGGTTTCTCCATCCGCGTACATAAATACGCAGATGGCGATGCCAACGTGCAAAAAATGCGCTTTGACTTACTGCCTGCATATGTGTGCTTTAACCCTCACATGGGCGGTCAGTTCTTCGGTAATCCGTAATAACAAGGGGCTTACGCCCCTTTTATGTTTTAAGGAAACAATATGGATCGCATGAGTGTATTCCTTGCCGCAGATAACGAATCCGGGCATGTACAGGCCGTTATCGCAGAAAAAGACTTCCAGTTTTTCGAAAAGTTGGGCTTTGTTGCCTCAGTTGATGAATTGAAACCGACCAGTAAGCGAGGTCGTAAGGCGGCAGACAATGGCAACAGTACTGACAAAGGGTGAGATCGTCCTTTTTGCGCTTCGTAAGTTTGCTATTGCTTCTAATGCATCGCTGACTGATGTTGAGCCGCAATCAATTGAAGATGGTGTAAATGATCTGGAAGATATGATGTCCGAGTGGATGATTAACCCCGGCGACATTGGTTACGCTTTCGCAACTGGAGATGAGCAGCCATTACCAGATGATGAGTCAGGTCTTCCAAGAAAATACAAACACGCAGTAGGCTATCAGTTATTGCTGAGAATACTATCTGATTACAGCCTTGAACCAACTCCGCAAGTTCTCAGTAACGCCCAACGCTCATATGATGCCTTGATGACCGACACTCTGGTTGTTCCTTCAATGCGACGACGTGGAGATTTTCCTGTAGGACAGGGTAATAAATATGACGTGTTCACATCTGACCGATATTATCCAGGCAATCTCCCTCTGATTGATGGCGATATCCCAAACGCATAGGTGAATAAATGCCTATTCAGCAACTTCCGCTTATGAAAGGTGTCGGCAAAGACTTCAGAAACGCCGACTATATCGACTATCTGCCAGTGAATATGTTGGCTACACCCAAAGAAATCCTGAACAGCAGCGGATATCTTCGCTCATTCCCGGGCATTGCCAAACGTTCTGATGTGAACGGCGTATCGCGCGGCGTCGAGTACAACATGGCGCAGAGTGCTGTTTATCGCGTATGTGGTGGGAAGCTTTACAAAGGCGAAAGCGAAGTCGGTGACGTCGCCGGAAGTGGTCGCGTATCAATGGCGCATGGTCGGACATCACAGGCGGTAGGCGTTAATGGTCAACTGGTCGAGTATCGCTATGATGGTACGGTTAAAACCGTCTCAAACTGGCCTACAGACAGTGGATTCACTCAGTATGAGTTAGGTTCAGTTCGCGACATTACGCGCTTGCGTGGGCGTTATGCGTGGTCAAAAGACGGTACTGATTCATGGTTTATCACTGACCTTGAAGACGAATCGCACCCTGACCGCTACAGCGCACAATATCGCGCAGAATCGCAGCCTGACGGCATCATCGGCATCGGAACATGGCGAGACTTCATCGTATGCTTTGGTTCATCAACGATTGAATATTTCTCCCTGACTGGTGCAACCACCGTTGGCGCTGCTTTGTATGTCGCACAGCCATCACTGATGGTGCAAAAAGGCATCGCCGGGACTTACTGCAAAACGCCGTTTGCTGATTCGTATGCGTTCATCAGCAATCCGGCAACGGGTGTGCCGTCTGTGTATATCATCGGCTCCGGTCAGGTGTCACCAATCGCCAGCGCGAGCATTGAGAAAATCCTCCGATCCTACACTGCTGATGAACTGGCTGATGGTGTGATGGAATCGCTGCGGTTTGATGCTCATGAGTTGCTGATTATCCACCTTCCTCGCCATGTTCTCGTGTACGACGCATCTTCAAGCGCCAATGGTCCGCAATGGTGTGTACTGAAAACAGGCTTGTATGACGATGTGTACCGCGCTATCGACTTCATTTACGAAGGAAATCAGATAACGTGCGGCGATAAGCTGGAATCGGTGACCGGGAAATTGCAGTTCGATATCAGCAGCCAGTATGGGCTTCAACAGGAACACCTGCTGTTTACTCCGTTGTTCAAAGCGGATAACGCCAGAGTGTTCGATCTTGAGGTTGAATCGTCAACTGGCGTTGCGCAGTACGCCGACCGCCTGTTCCTCTCTGCAACCACTGACGGCATAAATTACGGACGTGAGCAGATGATTGAACAGAATGAACCGTTCGTTTACGACAAACGTGTTTTGTGGAAGCGAGTCGGGCGCATCAGGAAAAATGTCGGCTTCAAATTGCGCGTTATCACGAAGTCACCTGTCACTCTGTCAGGCTGCCAGATAAGGATTGAGTAATGGCTGATTCGAATCTCAATGTGCCGGTAATCATTCAGGCTACACGGCTCGACACATCAGTCCTTCCACGCAATATCTTCTCGCAGTCGTATCTGCTTTACGTTATCGCACAGGGTACTGATGTTGGTAACGTGGCTAACAAGGCCAACGAGGCCGGACAGGGCGCTTATGATGCACAAGTCAGGAACGATGAGCAGGATGTGATTCTCGCTGACCATGAGCAGCGAATTTCTGCTGCGGAAGCAACGCTTGTTAATCATGAGGAGAGAATCAGCCAGGCAGAATCAACTCTTCAGGAACATGAAACACGAATCACTCAGAATGAAAGCGATATTGCGTCGCTTGATACCAGAGTTCAGTCGCTGGAGTCGCAGGTTTCAGACCATGAAACGCGCATTGATGCTCTGGAGTATGCAACCACACGCAAGAAGTCAGAGGTTGTTTACTCTGGTGTATCTGTAACCATCCCGACAGCGCCGACCAACCTTGTTAGCCTGCTGAAAACGCTCACGCCGTCATCAGGCTCGTTGGCACCATTCTTCGACACCGTTAACAACAAGATGGTTGTGTTCAACGAGAACAAAACCTTGTTCTTCAAGTTGTCGATTGTCGGCACGTGGCCCAGCGGAACCGCCAACAGGTCAATGCAGCTAACCTTTTCCGGCTCTGTCCCTGACACGCTGGTAAGCAGTCGTAATGCGGCGACAACGACCGATAACATCCTGTTAGCTACGTTCTTCAGTGTGGATAAAGACGGCTTTCTTGCCACAAATGGCAGTACGTTAACCATTCAGTCTAATGGTGCGGCGTTTACTGCCACAACCATCAAAATCATTGCGGAGCAGTGATGATTCAGTTCAAACCAACGCGAAACATCGACCTTATCGAAGCAGTAGGAAATCACCCTGACATTATCGCCGGGAGCAACAACGGTGATGGATACGACTACAAACCTGATTGCCGTTACTTTGAGGTGAACGTGCACGGGCAGTTCGGCGGCATTGTTTACTATCAGGAGATTCAGCCGCTGACATTCGATTGCCACGCCATGTACCTGCCAGAGATTCGCGGCTTCAGCAAGGAAATCGGGCTGGCGTTCTGGCGATACATTCTGACTAACACCACCGTTCAGTGCGTCACATCATTTGCTGCACGCAAATTCCGCCACGGTCAGATGTACTGCGCAATGATTGGCCTTAAGCGTGTAGGAACCATCAAGAAATACTTCAAAGGCGTGGATGACGTGACATTTTACAGTGCTACACGCGAAGAACTAATCGAATTCCTGAATCACGGGAGATAGCCATGTTATATGCATTTAAGCTGGGCAGAAAACTGCGCGGCGAGGAACCTTATTGCCCTGAAAAAGGCGGGAAAGGTGGCAGTTCTGATAAAAGCGCAAAGTATGCCGCAGAAGCTCAGAAGTATGCAGCAGACCTGCAAAATCAGCAGTGGCAGACGATCATGAAAAACCTTGCTCCGTTCACGCCTCTTGCGGAGCAGTATGTTAACCAGCTTCAGAACCTTTCCAGTTTAGAAGGTCAGGGGCAGGCACTTAATCAGTATTACAACTCTCAGCAGTATAAAGACCTTGCAGGTCAGGCTCGTTACCAGAGTCTTGCTGCTGCGGAGGCTACGGGAGGACTTGGTTCGACAGCCACAAGCAATCAACTGGCTACGATCGCGCCGACTCTCGGTCAGTCTTGGTTATCAAACCAGATGAGCAATTACAACAATCTGGCAAACGTTGGGCTTGGTGCTCTGCAAGGTCAGGCAAACGCCGGGCAGACGTACGCCAACAACATGAGCAGCATTGCACAGCAAAGCGCAGCTCTTGCCGCTGCTAATGCCAACAAACCATCAAGTCTTCAGACAGCAATTAGTGGCGGAACGTCTGGTGCGATTGCCGGTGCAGGTCTTGCCAGCCTTTTGGGAACATCAACACCTTGGGGCGCTGGCATTGGTGCTGGTATCGGATTGCTTGGTTCGTTGTTTTAAGGGGTAATCATGGCTACTTGGCAAGGATCAAATGGCGGATTGTTGGCTGGTATCGGCGGCGTCAACTCAAACGCTCCGAGCGTAAATGACATCGGCAATACGCTTCAGCTTATCAGGCAGAACAATGATATTGAGCGTTCAGGCGCTAACAATGTTGGGCTGACTGCTTTGCAAGGCCTTTCAGGTATTGCGGGGGTGTTTCAGCAGGAAAAGCAGGCTCAGCGGCAGAAAGAATTTCAGCAGGCATACGCTAATGCTTATGCGTCTGGTGATCGCGGTGCTTTGCGTCAGTTGGCTACTCAATATCCAGACCAGATTGAATCCGTTCGTAAAGGCATGGGATTCATTGATGAAGACCAGCGCAATTCTATCGGCACCTTAGCGGCTGGCGCACGCCTTGCGGCCTCGTCTCCAGAAGCAATGCAATCATGGCTGCAAAACAACGCCAATGAGCTGGCGCGCGTCGGTGTTGACCCTAATAACGTTGCTCAGATGTATCAGCAGAATCCTTCAGGATTTGGTGAGTTTGTTGATCACCTTGGGATGGCTGCTCTTGGTCCTATTGATTACTTCAATGTTCAGGACAAGATGGCAGGTCGTGAGATTGACCGAGGCAGGCTGGCAGAGACAATCCGCAGCAATCAGGCTGGCGAGGCGCTAACAGCACGAGGCCAGAACATCACGATGCGCGGTCAGGACTTATCTGCTTCTACTGCGAGACGCGGGCAGGATTTGGCAATGCAGCGAGCGTCAACAAGAGGAACCGCTGGGAATGATGAGCGTACAGTTCAGTTATCAGATGGCAGAACTGTAACGGTAGGCGGGAAACTTCACGGCGCTGGGGCTAATGCGTTCTACGAAGGCATCGACAACGAGGGGAATATGGTTCGCGTTCCTGCCAGTTCAATCGCAGCGCCTGCAACATCGTCTGCATCAGCACAAAACTATGCCATGAAGAAGGATATCGACGCGATCGCAAATGCAGATGCTTCTGCTCTCGATTTCATGACAGGAATGACCGGCGGCGCAGGTAACCCGGCAATTGGTGCTGATGTTCGCAGCCGATTAACAGGAAAAGAGCAGCGCCAGTTATATAACTCAGCACAACGTATTCAGGGCAGAATGCAGAATCAGGGTGTGGCGGCAGCAAGGGACATGGGTGCCAGTGGTATTAACACCGTTGCAGAAGCGAAGATGTATTTTCAGGGGATGCCGCAGGTTGACTATTCAAGTCCGGAGGCTATGCAGCAGTCGATTCGTGAAATTCAGGAATACACCAACAATTACAACCAACAATATAACGTTAATGTTGGTAAATCTCAGCGGAAGCAATCTCAACCTGCACAGGTATCACAGCCAGCAGCCAGCAGTAACTTTTCTTCACTATGGGGTGATTAATGGCTAAAGCATGGAAAGATGTTATCGCCTCTCCACAGTATCAGGCGTTAGCACCAGAACAAAAAGCGCAGGCTCAGGAGCAATACTTCAATGAAGTCGTGGCCCCGCAAGCCGGAGAAAATGCAGAGCAGGCTAAGCAAGCTTTCTATGCTGCCTATCCATTGCCATCTGTGCAGCCAGTGGATACACAACAACCAGTAGCACAGCAACAACCACAGCAAAGTGGATTTATGTCTGATCTTGGTGAAGCAGTAAAAGAGACTGGTCGTGGACTGGTGCAGGCTGGCGTGAACGTGGCAAACATACCTGCATCAGTTGCCGATGCTGTAACAAGCGCGGCGGCTTGGGCTGGCGGTAAACTCGGCATTGGCGATGGTACATATCAACCAGCGCCACGAGTAACAACGCAGGGATTAGAGCAGGACTTTGGCCTTCAGCAAGGTGCGCTGACTCCACAAACGACAGAGGGAAGGGTATTTGCTGAAGCATTGCCTTACCTCACTCCTGCTGGCGTTGAGAGAGCGGCGGTACAGGCACCAACACTTGCTGGTCGAATTGCTCAGGGGGCAACTCGCCTTCTCGCAGAAAACGCAGTTGGATCACTTGCTGCAAACAGTATGAAAGATGATGCGGAAGCACTCGCTACCGATTTAGGCGTTGGTGTGCTGGCTGGCGGTGCTATTAACGCTGCCGGACGTGGATTAGGTGCTGCTTATCGTGGCGTTCGTGGTGCTATTGCGCCAGAAGCGCAGCAGGCTATCAGATTTGCAGAGCGTGAAGGAGTTCCTCTGCACACAACAGACCTGTTACAACCAACTTCCCGCGTCGGAAAAATGGCGCAGACTACAGCAGAAAATATCCCTCTGGCTGGAACAAGCGGAATGAGAGCAACGCAACAGGAAGCGAGAAGCCAGTTGGTGCAGAGATTTGCCGATAAATTCGGTGAGTATGATCCAGCGGTTGTTATTGACAGCCTTAAAGCGAAAACATCAGGAATTCGGCGTGCCGCCGGTAATCGACTGGAGCAGGTTCAGAATGCTATGGCTGGAGTAAACATTCAGCCTGCGCGAGCAATTCAGCAGATTGATACTGAGATATCTAATCTGCAGAAGCTTGGTAAGGTGGCTGATAACGAGACTATTTCAAAACTTCAGTCCTATCGTGATGAGCTTGTTCGCAATGCTGGTCCTGATGGTCCGGTAAATCTGGATTTGAAGCAATTAAGCGATCTGCGCAGCCAGTTCAGAATGGACGTGAAGGGGGAACGACCAGTGTTACCAAACCGTTCCGATGCTGCCATTCAGCGCGTTTACAAGGCAATGACAGACGATATCAATGGTGCCATTGGTCAGAATCTTGGCAACGATACTCTTCGTAAATATCAGCAGGCCAATGCCGTCTACGCTGACGAAGCGGCGAAACTAAAGAATACCAGGCTGAAGAATGTTCTCATGAAAGGCGACCTGACGCCGGAAGTTGTCAACAACATGCTATTCAGCAAGAACAAATCGGAAATTAAGACGCTGTATAACTCAGTTGGTCGTGTTGGCAGGGCGCAAATGCGCAATGGCATCATTGGAAAGGCGATGGAGAAATCAGGTGGTTCCCCTGACCAGTTCCTTCGACAGCTTAACACCCTGCAAAACCAGACTGGCATCACATTTAAGGGGCAGGACGCTGCTTATCTGAAAGGATTGAAAAATTACCTTCAGTCCACTCAGCAGGCAGCAAAAGCGGCAGTAACAACACCAACAGGGCAGCAAACCATCCCGTTCATTATCGGGTATGGGACGGCAATGAACCCGGCGACAACTGGCGCAGCAGTAAGCTACGGACTTCTTACTCGCGCCTATGAGAGCGAATCATTCAGAAATGCAATGCTCCGAATGGCAAACACCCCACGCGGATCAACAGCGTTTGAGAAAGCCATGCAGCAGGCGCAGAAGGCCATTAACGCCCTGACTCAAGGTGCCAAGTCTGATGCGTTGTCAGAATAGCTTCGCAAACACCAGGAACGTGCAAAAACCAAATATGTAGAACGCGAGGTTTATCGTACCACTCTGCATAGGCGATACCTTTGCTGATTGTTATCTTATGTTACTGCTACTGTTGCATGTTACTGTATTCCCAAACCCTGAATTGCAGTTTGTGTAAGTGTCAACGCGTGTTGGATAGGGTTGAGTTATAACAGGCTGTCTCGCTTTTTGCTCGATCGCTTGCATTGTGTTTACAGCCTGATAATTCAATAAAGCCTGCTGGAATGCTTGGCTTTGCGCTATTTGTTGGGCTTGTTCTTGGCTTTGTAATTGAACATAAAGATTTTGAAGCTCAAGTCTTGCCTGTACGTCACTTATCTTACCTTCATCAACGCCTTGCCCGAGCATCTTTGCAGCAAGGACATACAGCTTAGGTGTTGGTGCAGATGCCATGCGTGAGTCGTTCTTCACACTGGCATCAAGGCAATTAGCCATATCGCTAAGCCTTTGATAGCGTTGTTCGCAACTTGCTTGATAGTCACTTACTTTTGCGCATCCAACCAGCAGAAGCGGGATAATTAACAGTGATTTTTTCATATGGTTAACTCTCCTTAGTTTTTCACAGGATATCATGAAGGCAATGCCATTTTATCCGGAAACTAGATTTCTATGTTTCCTTTTTATTATTGCTATACATGGTCTTAAGCGTTTCAAAAACCATTTTCTTAACCATATCAGATTGTTGTTCTGCCATACGCTCTGCATCGTCAATGTAAACTGATGCAGAGCTTTGTTTATCCAATGATTCTTCAATCGCTGCAATTATCTCTGAGTTCAGCGACCTGTTATTCATCTTCGCACGCTGCTTAATTTTCGCGTGGAGTTCATGCGGAAGTCTCAAGTGAAACTGCGCCTCGTCGTATTTGCTGTACATCCTTGATGCCTCACCAGTTGGGTGGAATGGCATCGTAACTTACTGGATAAATACTCAATAGTACCATTTCGGTATGCAATCACATCATGGTTGCATCATATCATTCGTCTGGAGCAATGAAATGTCAGATATCACCGCAAATGTTGTGGTAAGCATGCCTTCTCAACTCTTCACTATGGCTCGTTTCTTTTAAAGCGGTTGCCAATGGCAAAATTTATATCGGTAAAATTGACACTGACCCGGTAAATCCTGAAAACCAGATTCAGGTTTATGTGGAAAACGAAGACGGTTCTCAAGTTCCTGTTTCTCAACCAATCATCATTAACGCTGCTGGTTATCCGGTATATAACGGACAGATTGCCAAATTCGTTACCGTGCAAGGCCATTCTATGGCTGTTTATGATGCATATGGTGCTAAGCAGTTCTATTTTCCTAATGTGCTGAAGTATGATCCATCATCAAAGTTTTCCTACCTTGATATAAACTTATTAAATCTTTGGGATAAATACAGTAAACTTCCTGGATATAATTTAATTGGATATTTCAAACCAGGAGTAACAATAAATAACCCATGCGATGTTGTATTTCATCTTGATAGCGCAACCGTTTATAGATATACAGCAACCATACCGCACACCATAACCAGTGATGAAGAACCATCAGGATTTTGGCTGCCAGTAAAAGAAGGCATTGAAGCTGCATCTTCTGATGATATGACGAGGCTGATATCAGAGGGGCATTACATCATTGATAAAAATGCCGACTTTATCATTCCAGGACAAATAACCAACTCATATAATAGGGCGGATAGAAGTTTTTCTGATGGATATCAATATCGCTACGGCGGAATAAAACATCAGAAACAACCGTTCGGAGTTTTTGAAGATGCATGTGTTTTTACAGCAGTGGCTGCTACTCGTGAAGCTGAGCATTTCACTGGTATTTTAGGTGCTGGAACTGGGCAATCATTAGCGCAATATGGCAGTGTCGATACTTCAGCCACGTATTTCGAAAACACAGCATTACCTCCAGTATATACGATAACTGGCGCTACTTTTAACTCAACAGGGGCATCAGGCATCAATATTGACACAAAAAAAATTAAGCTGAATATGGTTGCGGTAGTTATCGGAACATCACAAACATGGTTTGGTCTTATTCGCTCCTTTAATTCGTCAAGTATCACTGTTGATGGGTGGTATGAAAAAACTTCAGGAACCTTGAGCATACCGTCAGGCACTCTTTATATCTCGCCAGTATATCGTGTATGGGGGAATAATACTGTAGTAACAATTCCTGAAAATTCTTCTGCTTCATCTGCAGTTGGCATGGAGGTCATGCTTAATTTGTATAAGGATGGAAGTGGTATTGATAGTCAAGTTTATAAAGCGATAAATAATAATGCGTTTAATCCCGATGAGATTGTGGATAGCGCATACCAGGCGGTAGGTAAGTTTGGCAAGGCGCATGATGTCTGGCCTGGTTCGACATATTCTTATCGTTCATGGGGTGCTACATCATATGGGTTCTTCTCAGACCACGATCAGTCCGGTATCAAAATTCTAACCCCTAATGATGCCGCTTTTGTACTGGCATCACAGGTAGGGGGTGTCGGGGCGGAGACTAACGTGCTGATTATCGACCCCGCTGGAAGTATCATACAAACAAACCAGAAAGCGGTAAATGAAGTGGCTGCGCAGTTTGGGGCAAACGGAGCTTCTGGGGTGACAATACGTCAGCAGTCAGGTGGTGGAGCAAGTAACACAGACGCTGTTATGTATGTTGGCGCGTCAACAGAGACAGGCAGAAGTATAAACTGCGCTGGAACTATTAACACTTCAGGTGCTGACTACGCGGAATACGTGGAAAAATCTGAAGCTTGTGGATGTATTTCACCTGGTGATATTTGTGGAATTAACTCAGCCGGGAAAATAACTGATAAATTTGATGATTCAATAAGATTCGTTATTAAGAGCACAGAACCAAGCATGGTTGGAGGAGATACTTGGTCTTCTCTTGAACGCCCAAAATATCCAAGCGAAGAGTGGGTAGCCTGGGACAAAGCCATTCGTAAAAAAAAGCCAAACAAACCAGACAAAAAAATAATTAATAATCTGATTAAGGGTGGTGTTGATGAGGATGAAGCAAAAAAACAATATTCAAAAATGATGGAGTCATACCAAAAGGAACATGAGCTATGGTCAATAACTATTGATTCTCTAATGAAATCAGAACCTAGTAAAGAGAGCAAAGAATATAAGGAATGGTTGAGAAAAACAGAGGAAATTCGCAGAAATTTTGACAGAGTTGCTTTCTGTGGTCGAGTCCCTGTAAATGTTAAAGGAGGAAAGCCAGGAGATTATTTAATACCAATCAAGGGTGGCGATGGTAAGATAAGTGGTTGCTTTGTATCTAATCCAGATTTCAATCAATTTAAATTGTCAGTAGGCAGGGTTTGGAATGTTGATAATCATGGGTTGGTAACTGTTTCTGTATTAATGATCTAGAAATTTTATTTTAAACTGAGACAAACAAAGCCTTGCACTGGATTGCAAGGCTTTGTGCTCTTCGATAGTGGTTAAGGAGGATTACTCCACCTTCCCATCAAGCCAGTCCGCCCACCACTGCATCATTTCTCTGCGCTTATCGAGATACTGAGCATGGTTGTAAATCCCACGCACAGATCCGCCGTTGGCATGTGCCAGTTGCACTTCAATAGCGTCAGCAGGCCATTCGTGCTCGTTCATAATCGTGCTGAATTCATGCCTGAATCCGTGACCGCTTTCCAGACCTTCATAGCCGATTTGTTTGATCACAAGCAGTACAGCGTTCTCGCAAATTGGCTTCTTCTTATCGTTGCGCCCGGCAAAAACAAACTCTGATACTGGTTTGGTGATTGAGCTTAGCGTAGTGAGAAGTTCAACTACCTGGTCTGACATAGGAACCACATGAATTTTGCGTCCCTTCATCACACTGGCGTCGATGGTGATAATCCTGTTTTCAAAATCGACGTTCTTCCATAGCATGGAACGAAGCTCTTTCGTTCTTAGGGCTGTGTAGCGTAAAACTTTGGTCGCAATGAGCGATACGATACTTCCTGAAAATGTTGCCAGTGCTTTGTTGAATGCCGGGATCTGGTCTGCAGGAAGAAACGGGAAGTTCTTCTTGCGGTATCCCTTCATGGCGTCAGCAAGGTCAGGTGCCGGGTTATATTTAGCCCTACCAGTGACAATAGCGTAACGGAAAACCTCGCCGCATCTTCTGCGGGCTTTGTTGGCTCGCTCCATTGCACCTCGATCTTCAAATCTGCGGATTACTTCCAGCAGTTGCATCGGCTCAATATCCTGAATTTCAAGGCCGCCGATGATAGGTAAAATGTCGTCATCAAACATTTTTGCAAGTTCATTTGCATAGCCTACTGACCAGACTTGCTTCTTGTGCTCGTACCATTCCTTGTAAATGGCGCTAAAGGAATTGTTGTTAGACGAAGCCTTTTTCGCCTTTACCGGATCGATGCCAACCGAGATGTCTTTCCTCGCAGTCCATGCTTTATCCCTTGCCTCCTGCAAAGTAATAAGCGGATATTTTCCGACGGTCAGGATTTTCTCCTTACCGTCAATCTTGTAGCGAAGCTGCCATACCTTTTTCCCTGACACAGGGACATAAAGGTACAGGCCATTACCATCGAGTAGGCGGTATGGTTTTTCTTTCGGCTTTGCTGCTTCAATCTGCTTAACGGTGAGCATGGGTAAAAATCCGGTGGGTAAAATTATTTTATCCACTTTTTACCCGTCATGGAGTGCGGCTGTCAACGATCTGACGCGAACCATTACGAACTGTGAATCTACGGAAGGCTTGATATTCAGGGGATTTTGCGGACTGGTACGGATGGGAGCGAACTGATAAATGGTGTCCCCTGCAGGAATCGAACCTGCAATTAGCCCTTAGGAGGGGCTCGTTATATCCATTTAACTAAGAGGACAATGCGGCATGAGTATACCCGCTAATGGACTGCGGGGTAAGTACGCTGCCGCTCGATTGCTTAAACCCTCGCCATTTATGCTGGGTTTTTATCATTTTTCTTAATGTTTTCCGCACGTTCTGCTTTTTGGCGTGCTTCTGCTTTACGCTTGTTGCTCATGTCGTTACGAATCTGTGCATGACTCATTAACGCGAAGATAAAGGTGCCGCCGCAGATGTTCCCCGCTAAAGTAGGTAGTGCGAAGGGCCAGATGAAATCGCTCCAGTGCAGCGTGCCGTTAAACACCAGATAGAGGATTTCAACAGAACCGACAACGATGTGGGTGGTGTCACCCAGTGCAATAAGCCAGGTCATCAATATAATCACCACAATCTTTGCCGCACCCGCAGCAGGAAACATCCAAACCATAGTGGCGATCAGCCAGCCGGAAATGATCGCGTTGGCAAACATCTCGCTGGGGGTGTTCTTCATCACATCCATGCCGATTTTGACAAATGCATCGCGAGTTTCTTCATTGAAGATAGGCATATATTCAAATGCCCATGCAGCAATACCTGTCCCGAGAATATTACCCAGCAGCACGACGCCCCATAATCGCATAAGTAAGCCGACGTTGCTCATTGTCGGTTTTTGCATGACGGGTAGTACCGCAGTCACGGTGTTTTCGGTAAATAATTGCTGGCGGGCCATAATGACGATAATAAAACCAAAGGTATAACCGAGATTCTCCAGTAAGAAGCTGCCTGGCACTCCTTCCAGTTCGACATGAAATATCCCTTTTGCCAGTAGCGAAGCGCCCATCGACAGACCCGCCGCAATGGCTGACCACAGTAGCGCCATTGCGTCGCGTTCCAGCTCTTTTTCACCATCCTGGCGGATATGCTCATGAATTGCCATCGCCCGGGAGGGGAGTCGGTCTTCATCTATTTCTATTTTTTTGCCGCGCTCTTTTTCTTCGCTCTCAACTTCAATTTCGTCGCTGTGTTGATCAATTTTGTCGTTGTCCAT